TTATTGAGCCCGGCTCAGGGCCTTGAGCTGATACAACGCCTCCAGCGCCTGGCGCGGCGTGAGGGCGTCGGGGTCGATGCCGTCGAGCGACTGCAGCAGGGCCTGGGCCAGCGGATCGGGTTCGACCACCGCAAGGGCGTTGCGTTCAGCCAGGGCATCCTGTTGCTTCACGTCCGACTCCGATTCCATGAAGGCGGGCGCACTGAAGAGGTCAAACTGCGGCGTCGGTTGCATGGACTGGCTTTCCAGCGCCGACAGGTGCTTGCGGGCCGCGCGGATCACCGGCGCCGGCACGCCGGCCAGCTGCGCCACCTGCAGGCCGTAGCTCTGCGAGGCCGGGCCGCTTTGTACCGCGTGCAGGAAGACGATGCTGTCCTTGTGCTCCACCGCCGAGAGGTGGACGTTGGCCGCCGTGGGATGGATGTCCGGCAACTGCGTCAGTTCGAAATAGTGGGTGGCGAAGAGCGTAAAGCTGCGCGTCACGTCGATGAGGTGCTTGGCGATGGCCCACGCCAGCGCCAGGCCGTCGAAGGTGGAGGTGCCGCGCCCGACCTCGTCCATCAGCACCAGCGAATGCTCGGTGGCGTTGTTGAGGATGGAGGCCGATTCGGTCATCTCCACCATGAAGGTCGAGCGCCCGCCGGCCAGGTCGTCGGCTGCACCGATACGGGTGAAGATGCGGTCGATGGGGCCGATCACGGCACCGCTGGCCGGCACGAAGCTGCCCACGTAGGCCAGCAGCGTGATCAGCGCCACCTGGCGCATGAAGGTCGATTTACCGCCCATGTTGGGGCCGGTGATCAGCAGCAGCTTGCGTTCGGCCGCCAGCTGGCAGTCGTTGGCGATGAAGCGCTCGATCTGGTTTTCCACCACCGGGTGGCGGCCCTGCTCGATCTGGATGCAGGGTTCGTCCACCAGCTGCGGCGCGCACCAGTTGTTGCGCACGGCATGGTCGGCCAGGGCGACCAGGGTGTCGAGCTGGGCCAGCGCGTGGGCGATGGACTGCAGGCGCAGGATGTGCTCGCCCATGTCGTTGAGAAGCTGTTCATAGAGGAACTTCTCGCGCGACAGCGAGCGTTCCTGCGCCGACAGCGCCTTGTCCTCGAAGGCCTTGAGCTCGGGGATGATGTAGCGCTCGGCGTTCTTCAGCGTCTGGCGGCGGCGGTAGTCTTCCGGCACCTTGTCGGTCTGGCCGTGGGTGACTTCGATGTAGAAGCCATGCACCTTGTTGTATTCCACCCGCAGGTTGGCGATGCCGGTGCGCTCGCGCTCGCGGGCCTCCAGTTCCAGCAGGTACTGGCCGGCGTTTTCGGACAGGCCGCGCAGTTCATCGAGCTCGGCATCGAAGCCGCGTGCGATCACGCCGCCATCGCGCACCATGGCAGCCGGTTCCAGCATGATGGCGCGTTCCAGCAGGTCCAGGCATTCCACCGGCGTGGCCAGGTCTTCATGCAACTGGCCCAGGAGTGGCGCATCGGCGTCACGTCCGCACATTTCCACATAGGCGCGCAGCGAGCCCAGTTGCTGCAGGCCGGCGCGCAGGCCGGCCAGGTCACGCGGACGGGCCGACAGCAGGGCGATGCGGGTGGTGATGCGTTCGATGTCCGGCACGGCCGCCAAGGTGGCCGACAGGCCCGAGCAGGCGTCGGTGCGCATCAGCGCATTGATGGCCGCATGGCGCGCCCGCGCCACCCGCTGGTCGCGCAGCGCGTGATGCAGCCAGTGGCGCAGCAGGCGCGAGCCCATGGCGGTGCGGCAGTGATCCAGCGTGGAGAACAGGGTGGGCGCCAGCGCATTGGCATCCTGCGCGCGGATGGTTTCGGTCAGCTCGAGGTTGCGACGGGTGGCGGCGTCCAGGCCGATGAATTCGTTCTCGGATTCGACCGTCAGCGTGCGTACGTGCTGCAGGCCGCGCCCCTGGGTGGATTGCGCATAGCGCAGCAGCGCGCCGGCCGCGCAGATCGCCGGTCCCAGGCCATCGGCGCCAAAGCCGTGCAGGGTGGCCACGTTCAACTGTTCCAGCAGGGCCTTTTCTCCGCTGGGCTGGTCGAAATGCCAATCCGGCACCGTCACGGCACGGTTGGGCAGCAGCGGCTCGCACAGTTCCAGCTGGCCATCGGCCACCAGCACCTCGGCCGCCGAGATGCGTTCCAGTTCCTGCTTCACGCGGCCGTCCAGCAGGGTGGTCTCGACCGTGAATTCCATCATCTTCAGCGCGCCACTGGCCATGGACAGCCAGGCCAGGCCCACCTGCATCTGCTTGCGCGACTTGGAGGGCAGCAATTGCATGGCCAGCAGGCAGCGTTCAGCCTTTTCGGGCAGCAGGTCAGAGTCGGTCAGGGTGCCGGGCGTGACCACCCGTACCACCTTGCGCTCCACCGGCCCCTTGCTGGTGGCGGGGTCGCCGATCTGCTCGCAGATCGCCACCGACTCGCCCAGCTTGATCAGCCGCGCCAGGTATTGCTCCACCGAGTGGAAGGGCACGCCGGCCATCTTGATCGGATTGCCGTTGGAGGAGCCGCGCTGGGTCAGGGTCACGCCCATCAGGCGCGAGGCTTTCTCGGCGTCGTCGAAGAACAGTTCGTAGAAATCGCCCATGCGGTAGAACACCAGCGTGTTGGGGTGATCTGCCTTGATGCGCAGGTACTGCTGCATCATAGGAGTATGGCGGGAAACTTCCTCGTCGCTAAACCGTTGATTTGACGCTGAATTTTCTTTAACTGCTTGATTCATAAAGACTTTGCTGTTCTGTGTGGCGTAAATAGTTTCCCCGTCAAGCCCCGCCAAACCAAGCATACACTTCGCTTTTAGCGTAGCTTTTTCGACTCGCATCAGAGTGAAGTTACGCTACAATCCCGGCGCATCACATATGTGGTGAAAAGTTACGCCGGAGGGGGCATGTATTTTGACGCAAGGGCCGCGAAGCTGCTGCAGCCTGGGCAGCACCTGGTAGTGCCAGATCATCCTGGGCTTCGCCTGCAAGCCACCGAGTCTACACGGACTTGGGTCTATCGCTATAAGAGTCCCGTCGACGGGAAGATGCGCCAGGTGAAGATCGGTTCGTGGCCGGCAATGTCGGTCGCGGCCGCGATTGTACGTTGGGAAGAGCTGAAGGTCGAGCGCGATGCCGGCGTCGACCTGGCCGTTCAGCGTCGGGATGACCGAAAGCAAGCACAAAAGCTGGCGCACTCGGCGAAGGAGTCGGAGAGGCTCGCCAGCCTGTCCGTCAAAGAGGTCTGCAAGTTTTACGTCGAGGGCCACGTCCGAGTGAATCGGATGGATAAGGGCTACAAGGAGGTGAAGCGGATCTTCGATACCATGCTGGGTGACTTCGGAGACCGGGCCGCGATATCGGTCAGCCGGCGCGATGCCTTCACTTTCCTGCAGCAATTCCTGCACATTCCGGTCCAGGGCGCCAATCTCCGGCGCGAGCTGGGCGCCGCCTGGTCATACAGTCTCGACGCCGGCAATCTTCCGGACGACGCCCCAAACTTCTGGCGCGACATCATGCGCGGCCAATTCAGAAGCCGTGGTCACCAGGTGCGCGGTGAATACCGAGGTACCGATAAGCGAGTGTTGTCGGAGGCAGAGCTGGCGCTCCTCATCCCTTGGCTGCCAAATTTCACTGGCATCAATGAAGACATCTTGACGATGTACCTATGGACGTGTGCTCGGGGGACCGAGATCTGCGAGATCCATGAAAGCGAGGTGTCAGAGGAGGGGGATGGCTGGTGGTGGACGATACCGAAGGCTAAGACGAAGAACCGGCGCCAGGGCGGCGCCACTGACCACCGCATACCTTTGGTCGGCCGAGCGCTTACAGTGATTAAGCGCCGTCTTCAAGACCCGGTGAACGGCTATCTATTTACGGCGCGATCTGGCCAGCCGTGGCCACAGAAGAACGTCGGGGTCGCGGTCCATTATCACCGGCCGGAAAATAAAAATAGGCCCGCAGAACAGCGTAATCGCCTACCGGTCTCAGGCTGGGCGCCGCACGATTTGCGGAGAACGTCCCGGACGTTGCTGGCTGCGATGGGGTGCCCAGAGGACATCGCTGAAATGATCCTCGGGCATATGTTGGAGGGCGTTAGGGGAATCTACAACCGCCATAAGTACGACAAAGAGAGGCGCGAGTGGCTCACGCGCCTGTCTGAGCGGCTGGAGCAGATTGCTGCTGGCCGCGTCCAGGCTTCTTAGCTCCAGTGTTGGGAGGTGGCGCGAGATCCGAAACCGGGCGATTTTCTGCCCACTCCAGGACCTCCTTCACCAGCCAGCCCACGCGCCGGCCGCCAAGATGCCGAGGTGCTGGAAACTGCTGCTCGCGGATCATCTTCTGGATGGTGGTCTCGCTGAGCGTGGTGGCAGCGCAAAGCTCGGGCATATCGAAGTAGATCTTCAGCTGAGCGATCATGGCTTGATCCTCCTGAATTTCACCACCCACACCCATGGATTACCGGTCCAGTTTCCCCCCGTGCTGACCCAAAGCTCGCGCCATGCGTCATAGGGATCGGCCCAGTTCTTTGGGTGCGGTTCGCGGTGGAAGGCGCTGTAGTAGTGCTCACCTCGGCCATGATCGATTTGACGAATGCCCTCGGCCAGATAGCGGCTCTCCCATGCTGTTTCTCCGTCGCCATCCTGGAGACGCTCCACGCGTACGTCGACCACCTCCAGGATAATTCTGCAATGCCGGCGAGGCATATGAATATTGGGGCGCCAGCGGAACGGCACATGAATGTTGCTCTCGGGACTGAAGATGCCGCGCACTTGATCTCGCCTTTCGATTTCGTGCTGGCGGTCATTGTCCGCTGCGTACCAGATCTGGTCGAAAGGGTAATGCGCTGCAAAGTCAGTGCTCCAAGTCTCTCGGATCCAGAGGTGATCACCGGGCTGGCCATAGGGGCAGCGAGCCGTGCGTTCGACGGGGGAGTCCCCATACACAAAGCACGCTTGGTCCCTGGCCACCCGGACGCAGCGCCAGTTATCGGGGTCATTTTTGGAGAAGAATTCAAGGCCGTTGGTGCGCCGCGTGGCGGTCTTGTCGCCTGCGAGGATGGCCCGCACCATCGGACCGTTCATCAGGGCTGGATGCTCTTTCATGGTAGGATCGCTCCCAAAAAAGCGGGGGGCAAATGCAACGGCTGATATTGGTATCGGGATGGGCTATTGCGCTGCTGGCTAGTCTGGCTGGCGCAGCGTTCTTCATATCCCTCTTCGTGATCGCTATTCGCCTTGTACCTGCCGGTCATGAAGGTGACTTGGGTACCTGGGCGGGGGCATTGTTCGCTGGCTTGGCGTTCGTCGGTACCATTGTGATCGCAACGCGATCTTCCACTGAAAGGAAAGAGCAAGAGCGGAGCCTCGCCATGCTTACTCTGGCGGGTCTTGAGCCGGAGTTGCGGAAAGTGTATTTGCACATCTCTAATCTGGAGAGCGCGGTCCGAGGTGGTAGCCTGAATTACCCAGATACCGAGTGGCAGGCACTTATTCTGCTTGATCTGGAGACTATTCGCTTGTGGACAGCAGTCGACCTCGTCCCTCTCACTTGCTTGCCACGGAAACTTAGCCTTAGACTGGCGGGAGTGGCGGCTCAAATACACGAATTCAAGCTCCTTCTTGATAGTTCGGATCCGCTTTTTAATTTGACCAGGCACCCCAGCTTTCGAGCCCAGTTGCTCGACTCCACCAAGGCGATATTGAGAATAGTCAAAGAGGCTCTCGCTATCCTGTATGCGGAAGATCGGTGAAATCATTTCGCCTCCGTCATTTTCTGAATGATTGCGCGGGCCTGGCCGCTTGTCATAAGCATGGTCTCGGTCTTGAGTTTGGTCAGCTCGAGGCGCACGTCATCGATGTCGGATTGGAAGACCATCATGCCGTAGCTGAACTTGTTCGCCAGGCGCCACAGCGCTTGGATCGGCATGGGCCGACCGGAGATCTTCTCGTGGCTGATGAAAAACTCCACGAAGCCGACAATGGCGCCGGCCAGGCTGTACCAGGTGTGATCACCTGGAGCGCGATAGACTGCGCCCTGGTGGTCGGCATCGATGTCGCCGGTCGTCTCCAGCTCCACCAGGAGCCTCTCCATCGGGCCGAAGGTGTCGTCGACCAGGTCGGGCAGTTGGGCCAACGGCATAGCCGCGAAGTCGATGCGCTTGAAGTTACGGGCAGCTTTCTTCAGGCGGCTCCGAATGCGGGTATTCATGCGCCGTCCTTCGACTTCGGGAATGGCCAGGCCGCTTCGGGCGACAGGTGTTTGGCCTTAGGGCGTGCGGGGAGCTTCTTTGCCGGCGTCGCTGGCTCGGGCTCAGGCGCTTGCGCATCCGGCAGCGGAGCCGACGTATCCCCAGAAGCTGCTGCCTGCGGCCCGACCTTCGCCTTCGGCTTGGCGACCTTGGCTTGTTTCTTTGTGGGCGGCGCCGTTTCTTTCTCGGCAGGCTTCTGCTCGAGCGGCTTCATTGCATCGGCAAGATCCGTGAGTGGCTTTGCCAGATGTTTGTCGCGCAGCAGCCCAACATCGATGCCGCAGACCGAGCCGATTTTGATGAGCGTCTCATAGTGCTGAATCTGCCAGGCGTCCCACTCATCGCTGCACTTGATGAGGCCACCCTCGATGTCGCTGGCGTACACCTCTGGGATATCGCTCAATACTGCGTCAAGATGCAATCGGCAAACATCCTCGTCCGAAGCCATTGCGAGCCAATCCGCCACCGCTGTCGGTTCCTCGAGGTCAATGCCATATGACTCGTCAGCACGCTGGGAAAAGGCAAGTTCATTACTACGAGCCGCCATGCCTGCAGAGTAGACAGCGAGGCTGCGATAGATGGGGAGCAAAATGCCCGGCGCTACCAGGTCCTTGATTTCTTCGAACAAATCATCGTGGAAGGCGTTATATGCACTCGCGATTTTTTCGTTCGCTTCCTCGATTCTCTTGCGTTGCACTGCGGCTGGGTCCGCAGCTTCTTCTTTCTTTTTCACCTGCTCGGCCTTCTCGCGCTCCTTCTGACGTTCTAGCCTATGTGCCTCATCTTCCTCTGCCGTCCTGGCTATGCCAGCGTCTTCTAGCGCCTGTTGGATCGCACTCTTGTTGAAGAGCGGCTCCGGTTTGTCTCCGAGCATGTAGTACGCGGACGGTGTTGGGTAGGCTGAAGCCGGGAGGTCCGACTGGCTCAGCAGATCCGACGAGAAGTTTGCCAGGCGGTCGAATTGGTACATGCGGGTGGTGCTGCGATTTACGAAATCAACCGGATCGAATTCTTTGTCTGCATCGGCGCGGCAAGCGAAGACGGGAATTTTCCTCTTCAACGCGGTTGCCACGACGACCTTATAGTGCGCTTCTACTTTCCCCTGGAAGCAGTCGGGATCTGTGCAGAGGTCGGCAGTAACGCCGGGGAAGTCGTCGGGGCTATTGATGGTCCGTTTCGGGCAATCCTGACATGCGCCGCAATCCTTGACGAGCTTCTTGTCCTCCAAGGAGAACTCGGCCTCGGCCAGGTCCAGCATGTAGCGGTCTTCGATATGCTTCTTGGCAGCGCGGTTGGACATCGGCTCGGCCGTGCCTCCGTTGTTGATGATTTCCGACATCGCCTGTTCCTGCAGCGCCGGTACCGGGATACGGGCAACCAGAAGTGCGGTGGATGCGGCCACGTGCTTTTCCTTGACCATGTCCTGAGCGGCCGGGGAAAGGTTGAGCAACTTGAGGCTGGCGTAGATGACGCCTTTCTTCTTCCCAGTATGTTCTGCGATGGTTTCGACAGAGAATCCGTAGTCGTCCATCAGACGCTTGATCCCTTGTGCTTCCTCCAGAGGAGGAACATCCTCGCGCTGCATGTTCTCAACCAAGCGGAATGTCGCCGCATCTTCATCGGACAAGGCCTTGACCATGCCCGGCACCCACTCCCGACCGGCGATGATCGCGGCTCGGAAGCGACGCTCGCCGGCCACCAGTTCCAACATCTCGGGGTTGCCCGGTGCCGGTCGGAACAGCAAAGGCTGGTTGACGCCGAACTTCTTGATGCTCGCTGCCAGCTCTTGCAACGTCTCATCAATGAATGTCTGACGCGGTTGGTACGGACCGATAACGACGGAGGTGATAAATACCTTGGCGAACATCGGCTCATCGACCAGGTGGAAGTCGCCCGGCTGGACAGGTTCAAGGGCGGTGGTGATCTCGGTGGTCATGGTGACTCCTGATTAGTGAATGGTTGGAACGGTGAAAAGCAGCGCGCCAGCGAATCCGCTATGCGGGTTCGCGACGTCGACGCGCCAGGTGGTGTGGCCCGGCCTCGTCGGCCGGCACGGTTGCGGAATGCTCAGCTCGTACCCTGCAGCGAGCATCGCGTTGAATTCGTCCAGGAGCGTCCGGGCGGCTTGCTCGCCCAGGAGCGGGGAGCAGCCTGCCTTCGAGGTGATCGCGAGGCCCAGCTCCTGCAGCGTCATCTGAGGTGCGGCCGGTGGAGCGGTGCGACGCATGCGATCACTCGCCGAATGCGCGGCATGCCTTGCTGCGCGCCTCTTCGGTACGGTCGCCGGCAATGCTGGCGGGCCATGGCACCTTGCACAGTTCGCGCAGGCGGTCGACGTCGAACTGCTCGTCTTGCCCCTCACCCCCGATAGGGGAGTCCAGGACGAGGGTGGGCGTACCAGTCCCCTGCAGATCTTCGGTGACCGCCAGAACGAATTGGATGCAGAAGGCGGAGATGACGGCGATGGCGCCGACGAGGAGCATTGCTGCGCGGAGAAGCTTTTTCATCGGGGCCTCACGGTGATTTTGCAGATGCCGAACATGTCGAGTGCAGACGTGTGCACATCGAATGAGCTGGCTGCGATGAAGGGAAGGGTGATGGTCGCGCCGCCTTCAGGCGTGACGGTGAGGACGAATGTTTTCATCCAGCCTCCCCCTGCGGAGGGAAAGAAATACCCAGGAATTTTGCTGCCTTCACGGCATTGGCCTCAGCGAGGCAGACGTATCCTCCACGCATCCACAGTTCCCAATTCCCACTGAAGGCGTCAGCGAAATGACATTCATCGAGATCCGAAGCGCAGATGAAGGCGATGTCTGCGCCAGACTTGTCGTGGGTAACGGCTGCAGAAAATCCTCGGGAAGCTTGCGTGTGAACCATCAGGAACACGGATATCCCCTTCTGCAGGGAGGGCACCTTCAAGGTGCTGCGGAGCGGATCGGTCATACCTCCCTCGCTTTCGTCCAGGCGGAAGGGAAGACGGCGAAACGGCGGTCGCCGTTGTCGGGGAGTAGTCTGTCCGGGCGACTGGTGACGAAGGTGATCTTGCGGGCTTGCTTTTCCGCTACCCTCTGGCAGCTCACGCAACGTCTGTACTGCGTCAAAGCCTTGGCGGTGGTCTGCTTGCCGCATGCGCACTTGTGGCGCACGTGCGAGACGTGGAGTGTCTTATTAGTGACGGCGCGGAATCGCTCCTCGGATTCCGGGGCCAGATAGAAGCGGGTCACTTGGTACCTCGCTTGCTGCTGGCGGTGGCAATGAGCTGCGCTTCAGTGGGAGTGTGGCCAAGCGGCCACTCGCGGCGGGACGGCGGACGACGGCCCGCGAGGAAGTTGAATTTTGCGGGCAACCGTTTAGCCGCCGCGTTATTGCGTTGCGCACCCATAAGCCCTCCAATGAAAAAACTGGAGGCAATAGTAGCCACTGGCTACCAAATATGTCAATAGCTAATGGCTACTGTTTGGATGCTGTTACAACATTGAGGTTACTTGCAGTGCTTGTCCCAGGCGTCGCCGAGATCGATTAATGCCTGAAGTCTTGCGATTTCCTCGGAAATTTGGCGCGCCTTCGGATCCGTCTCCTGCGAGGGCTTTCCCCTCAGATGAAAAATCAACTCCCCCCCGCTCGTAATAATGAACGGCTCGAAGCCGGTGTACGCACCGAATCCATTCTTAGCGTTGACCTGTCCGCAGAGAGCTTTGCTGGGTGAAATGAATTCATTGGCAAACTGAGCGCTCCCAGGATCCTTAAGTTGCATAAGGATCGGGCCGCGCATTTTTGGAATTACAAACCATGCGCTGTAGTTCGTCAGTGTCACTGCAGCAATGGCTATCAATGCTCCCCCTAGAGCGATTCGATAGGCTTTCTTCATTTTTCTTTGCCTCGCCTTGAGTTTCCTTGCGCTTCCATAGAGCAAGCGAAACTACGTTGCTTTGGTCACTTCCCGTGCGTGCCGTTGGCTTCGCCAGTGGTTGTGTTCCTGGCAGGTTCAGCAAGCGTATCAACGATTTTCACGGCTTGATCGCGTTGATGATCCTCCATCTGGGTCAAGATCTTCACAACATGAGATATCCGCGGGTCAACGATCTGCGCCGGTGACCGGGTGCCACGGCCATACACCAGCCAATCAACGGTCGTCCCGGCCCAGTCGGCAATCTTTAGAAGATTTTCCGGATCGGGAAGAGATACCGCTGAGAACCATTTATTGACCGACGAGGGCTTGATCGAACACATGCGGGCCAGCTCGGCTTGTCGCCCCCTTTTGGGCAAGCCCTTCTCGTCGCAGATTTGCTCAAGCCTTTTTGCGAAGGCCGCATAGATGTCGTAGCTCATGGCGGGAAGATATATTTTTATCAGTAGCCATAGGCTATTGCGCGATTGGTAGCTGTTAGCTACTATACGCGCCATGACTACCATCCAAAACGAAGCTCTCGAGAAGGCTTTCTCCACTCTTGGCCCCGCCAAGATTGCGAAGCTGTGCTCGGTTAAGGGGCCGTCCGCGATTAAGTGGCGCAAGAAAGGTTGCTTGCCCAGGACGGAGTGGACGGGCGAAACGAATTACGCGTCGATCATCGCAGGGGCGATGGACGGAGCTGTTTCGCGGGAGCAGTTGCTCGCCAGAGCCCAATCAGCGCCGGGATAGAGGTGGCTAGCCCTTCGGCGAGCTCTATCACGCTGAGTTTGTCGGCCGGGCGCATGTCGGACGCGATTGCTTCAAATAGGTGTACAGGACTCGATTCAGAGCGCCCAACAAACACCGCTGCCGTATCCGAGCAGAGGATCGCTTCACAGGCGGAAAGGGCGTTACGGACGCTTTGATTCACAAGCGGCGCGATGGCAGCGATGTCTTGTCGAGACAGCTTGTCCGTGAATTGAATCATTACTAGGTAGCGGGGCATCGTTGTAGTTGGGCTTGTTTTCAGTGATGAGCTTCCAATTTAATTTTCAGGGGACGAAAAGTCATGCGTGATGACTCGCAGACGTTGATAGCGCTGCTTAGAAAGTACGTGAACCTCTGGCGCGTGAGGGAGAAGGCGAGCCGCGACACCATCGCTTTGGCTATCGTCGCTGCGCATGAGGCAATGAACGGGCCGGCTATTACCGGTATCTGTTTCGACCCACCCAGCGGAGACCCGTATACCCGAGCGAAAGTCATGGGTGATCGTATTTTCCGGTGGCTGGATGACGAAACAAAAGAGGTGAATTTCCTACCAGCGAATTTTATTCCGTCCGTATTGGCAGCGTTGCCATTCGATCTCCGCCTTTCATGCATCAATGAGTTGATCTATCCCTACAACCTAATGGCTGGCGGGTGCGATATGGCTGCTGAAGGTGAAATTGATGTCCTGTTGCACCTGGCTCAAGTCACAAAGGAGAGTGCCGAAGCCGCCGTAGCTCTGACGCACGTAGCGGTCAATCCATCTCTGGAGATCATGGAGACCGCTGCGCGGGAGCTCGACGAAGCCATCGAGGCCAAGAACCGAGCGCGGCTGGCCGTCCGGAAAGTGATCAATCATCTGCGTGGGGCAAGCGGGCGGGTGGTTGCAGCTGTTCTGAGCCGGAGGCGTGGTTGAACATCGACGACTTCGATTCAGTTAAACGGGCCGCATCAGCGGCCATCGATTCGCTTCTATCAGCATGGTTTCCTAACGGTGTCGTCGAGGGCTTTGAATTTTGTGTGGGTTCCCTTTCCGGCGAAGCCGGCAAATCTCTGCGCGTTCACCTGAAAGGTGAACGAGCGGGGGTCTGGTCTGATTTTTCCGTCGACGGCGAAGCCGGCGGTGATCTCATTTCCCTTTACGCTGCAAAAGAAGGCATTTCTCAGGGGCGCGCCTGCGCCCAGCTCGCGGCGTTTCTCGGCGTGGCTATCCATGACAAAGAGGGTGTGAAGCGTGTCCCAGGGGGACACATCAACGCGCCGCAGAAATCGCCGCCTGCGCAAGCGGCAAAAGGGGTAGACGCACCGCCGAAAACTGAGAAAAAGCAGCCGCAATGGGAGCCGATCTTGCCCGTCCCGGACAGCGCACTGCCATATCCGAAGGCGCACGTGGTCCGTGGTCGGCCGCAAATGTTCTGGGAATATCGAGACCAGCAGGGGCGACTGCTTGGCCTCACCTACCGCTTTGTAAAGTCAGATGGCGACAAAGAGGTGTTGCCTTGCGTCTTCGCCCGAAACGAGATCACTGGTACCTGCGAATGGCGCTGGATTCAGTGGCGAGAGCCTCGTCCCCTCTATCTGCCGCGCCCGCTCCGCGACGGATTTGCGGTCCTAGTGGTGGAAGGCGAGAAGAGCGCCGATGCAGCCGTCCAGTTGTACGGCGACCTGGTCGACGTCGCATCTTGGCCGGGTGGTGGCAAGGCGGTTAAGAAGGTTGATTGGTCACAGCTGGCGGGGCGATCTTGCCTGTTTTGGGCCGACGCCGATGCGAAACGGTACAAGGAAAGCCACCCCACCCACGCTGGCGAACTCATGCCGGAGCATGAGCAGCCCGGCATGAAGGCCATGGTGACCATCGCAAACATCCTGCATGCGCAGGGAAGTGGGGTGCAGTTCATCGACGTCCCTGAGCCCGGTGTCCAGCCGGATGGCTGGGACGTAGCGGATCTCCGCGACAGTGGAGGCCCGCCCGAAGAGATAATGGGCTGGCTGGAGCGGCGACGGCCTGCATGGGCACCGTATGTCGCCAAGAACGATGTCCAGGCTCCTGCGAAAGCTGACGGCCCGACTGCGCCCGCTATGCCAACGCCGCCTGATCAGGTCCCTGCGTGGATGGATGGGCCGACTGATTCCGGCGATCTACCCCTTCCTACCGCTGGCGCGGCGCCCATGGATCCAGCGCAGATCAAGAGCCAGGTAATGATCTGGGGCCCGAGGGGGCTCGCCAACTGTCGAGAGAACGTGTTTTATGCGCTGACCTACGATCAGCACCTGCAGGGGATCGTGGCATTCGACCAGTTCGCAGAGCTTCCGATCAAGAAGAAGGCAAATCCTTGGAAGAGCCCGATGGGCGAGTGGCAGGAGGGGGACGATTTCTATCTCGGACTCTACTTGGCGAACCGCTATGGCCTAACGCTTAGCAGCGTAGGCGATATCGAAAAGGGTGTCGCCCAAGCAGCTCGTGTTAATGGCTTTAATCCGGTGGTGGACTATTTCTCCGCGTGCGAAGCGGCTTGGGATGGCCAGGAAAGAATTGCGCACGCGTTCACTCGATATTGGGGGGCGGAAGACACTGAATACATGCGCTTGGTGTCCACGATGTTCTTCGTCGGGATGGCCGCACGCGCCTTCGTTCCTGGGATTAAGCACGATTGTGCCCCCGTTTTTGAAGGTGGTCAGGGCGCGGGCAAGTCGACGGCGTTGAAGGTGCTCGGAGGGCAATGGTTCGCGGCCACGCCGTTCAAGATGGGTGAGAAGGACGGATATCTTGCGATCCAGGGAGTGCTCTTGTACGAGATCGCAGAGCTGGAGCAATTCAATCGGTCCGAGGTCACTGCGATCAAGGCGTTCATGTCCGATGAGAAGGATCGCTTCCGCGAGCCCTATGGCCGGCGAATGAAAAGTGTGCCTCGGCGTGTCGTCTTCGCGGGTACGACCAATGAGGGGCAGTATTTCAAGGATACCACCGGGAATCGGCGGTTTTGGCCGGTCGCGTGTGGCGACGTTGATGTCGAGCAGCTGGCGGCGGATCGCGATCAGCTTATAGGAGAGGCAGTTGCGAAGTGGCGAGCCGGTGTTCACTGGTGGCCTTCACGTGAACAGCAGCGCAAGCTGATCACGCCGGCTCAGGATGACCGAGAGATACCAGATCCGTGGGTCAAGAGGCTCTACAACTATGTGGAAGGGATTGATGCAGATGGCCACGCGAATTCGCTTAACAAGCTCGATAAGGTCTACGTCAATGACCTGATCACGCGAGCCTTGCATATCGAGATCGGCAAGGTGACTGCATCGAAGAGCGAGTTCATGCGGATATCCGCGTGTATGCGCAAGCTGGGCTGGGAGAAGGGGCGCGAGACGGCTGGTGCTCGCGATTACTTCTACACCAGGCCGAAGCCCGAGGCCGAAGTCTCCTCGGGTGAAGCAGGAGGCGGATATGACATTCCGTTCTAGTGCAACGAATGGTTGCTGTGTATCATTTTGCCAGGGATCGTGCGCGCATCATGTGCGTGCGGAAAAGGCGATGATCATTGCTTTGACCTCCCAACCTCCTGACCTCGTCCAACCGTGTTTTATCAAGGTTGGACGGCTGAAATCCGCCATGGGCGCGGTTTCGCCAACCTCCCGACCTTTTTACCATATTTGCGCCGCGCACATCCGCGCGCATGCGCGTATACGTGCGCACGACGGATGTTTTGTTTTTTTATTCATTCAAAAAGAGGTTAGGAGAGTTAGGAGGTTGGCAAAGTCCCACTGGTATTGCTTCTTCGCCGTCCGACCTATTTTCCAACCTTTTACTCGGGAGGGGAGGTTAGACGGATGAAGAGAGAGCGAAAGGACATGCCACGTACCGCCAGACTCGTTGCAGAACTTCGTAAGCGGTGGGGCCTGATGCCGACTGATCTGAAAGTGCGGGCGGCAATGCATGGTAGGCCCGGCTTCTACGCACGGGAGAACGGAGAAGAGTTTGGGACGCACATGCCAAAGGGCAGCGTGGAGATCTACAAGGATCTGTACTTGGTCAGTCAGGTCCGCCCGCAATTCGCTACCCGACAGCCAGGGCAGCTGGTTTGGTTTGAGGTGGAGGTGGGTTCTCCAGAAGAGGCGGCCTACGTGATGAATTTATTGATGGTTACGACTGAAACTGAGCCAGCTGGGCCTGGTGAACAACAATCGCAGAGGGAAAAATGAACGACGAATTCGGGCTGGATATCAATGACTTATTTCGTAATGAGCATGAGGCGCTCAAGTTCGCCTTCAACTTCCAGAATCAGCAGTATCCGCTGTCGCCCATGTCGAAGCTGGGAAGTCTGGAGGCACTGGGACGAGGCAAAGGGTTGATCTCTACCGACGGTGCCGCTCAGGCCGGTTTCATTCGCAAGCGGCTGGATCGGCTTTCCGATGCTCACCGGCATTGCTTGGTAGCCAGGTTCTCGGCCAAGTACGATGCATGCCCTTGCTGCCTGGGTGACCGGCCTCTGCCTGAGTGGCGCGAGTCGATCATCTATCTCCGCGAGTGGTCCGCCTTCGAGGTATCCGGACTTTCCTTCGGAAACGTGCGTGAGGCAATCATCATGAATTATTTCGATAAGAGGGTGTCGGTGAGTGATGCCGCCGACCGGGTGCATATGAAGCTCCGTACAGCACGGCATCATCAGAAGAAGATCCACGATAGGCTGAAGGTGTTAGAGCTCCAAGCGCTCGCTGTCATTCGTGAAGCCTTGGGCATCACCTTGGAAGCCTAAAGCCCGGATCATGTACTTGAAAAACGCGGATGAGCGGCTCATACTGCCTTCACATTCAGGAGCCCGCTATGTCTGCAGCTCACACCTGAGCGCGTTTTAATAATTAAGGCTGAGCGATGAAAGATCATCTTGAAAATTCACGTTATAGCGTAGGTCACGCTAAGCGGCGAATTGCGGAGTTCCAACGGGAATTTGACGCATTTGTAGAATCGGAGTCAATCGTGATTGTCACTGAGAGCGATCTAGACGCCGCACAGGATGTGCATAAACTCAAACTCGTTAAGCCGATGCCAGTTCCCCTTAAAGGAACAGCCTTCGATGTTGTCAGCAATCTTCGTGCAGCTTTGGATCATGCAGGTTATGCCATTGCGATTGCTGACGGAAAAAAAGGGGACGATGCTCATTTTCCCTTCGGAATTAATGCTCAATCCAGGCGGTCCCTCAATAGAGGTAGGTCCGTGGATATTCGAAGAGAGATTTTTGACGTGATGTTTGCGTTTGAGCCATACGAAGGAGGGAACGACGTCTTGTTTGCATTGAACAGGCTCTGTAACACTCACAAGCATGAAGTCGTCGTTCCCACCGCGTTGGCCTCTGGTGCCTTCAAAGTTACAAAATTTGATGGTAGATTTTCTCTGATCAGGTCGCCCTGGGATCGCGTTAAAAATGAGATGGAATTCGCACGCACCGAGATTGGAAAAGAGTTGTCCGGAGAATTCCAGTTCGAGATTGCGATAGTTTTCGGCGACATTGATTTTGTTCGGGGAGAACCTGTTCTTAAGGTCCTTTGCGCTATTTGTGAGGAAGTTGAACGCGTCTTGGAAGCTATCGAGGCTGAGGCCCTGCGCATCGGGATTTTCAAATGAACGAGCGCCCAGTCTAGGCACGCTAGTTGGTTCTTTCACTTGGATACTTCAAAAAAAGCTTGCTTGCCAAATCGCGGCAATATATAGTCCGTTTTCGATACACGTCAGAAGTCCGCAAAAACCGCGCATGCAGCAGCAGCGCGGTTTTTTTTCGCCCGAATTATTGGCGAGGCCGCCGCCATACGTGGCCACCAATGTGGACTTGCAGACGTCTGCAGTGTCTCCTTCTTCCGATTTTCATGGCTGGGTCGGGAGCTTCGCCGCGCATCGTCGCGGCTTTTTTTATTCGGTGGTGCATATGTACGTCGATTTGAATGGGAATAGCCCGCTGGGCCTGGGTGATACCTGGACCGAATGGTGCGATGTGGAGATCACGAAGGATGGTAGTGATCGCCCGGTCAGCATCAAGGCAACCCGAGAAGACGGCACGGTGTATGTGAAGACGATTGTCTACCTTGCTGGCAAGACGACGATCTCGAAATGGACGAAATCGGCATGAACATCCTCTCCGCAATGATTCAAAGCCAGATCTGGGGTGGATCGTCGCAGGCTGTTTCGCCAGGTAGCCTGTTTGAGCTGAGCGACTGGATTAACAGCACAGACCGCCCCAATTTCAAGGTTGGCTTGTATGGCGGCAAGCACGACGTGATGCCGCAACGCCCGCAACGCGTCCGCTGCCTCGGCAACTGGCGTTCGAAGGCCGACGTGTACAACGCCAGCGGCGCCTATGTGGACGTGGTGCAGAGCACTCCGCTATACGGTTCTGTGGGCGGTGTAGAGGTGCAATTGACGCTGGCCACTGGGAACAGCATATCCTTGGCCTTCGACGTATCTCAGGTCAAGGGCGCCGGCAATGAAATCGACGTGTCCAATGCGATCATCGGCTTCGTGTTCCGGGGCATCCTCAATACGAACCTGTACGTTGGCACCTTCAACATCCAGCTGTTTGATTCCGGCAGTCCGGCGGCAGTCCCGGCCAGCTACCTGCAGTCCAATAGCACCGGTTTCGAAATGCAGAACTGGAGCACTAATGAGGGTGCTACGGAAGGCCGCGCTCAGCGCCTGGGCATCGATATCAACCAGTTCACCATGACAGGTACGGTTGATAAGACCAAGATCAAGTGGGGTCGCGTCAACATCGGAGCATCCGGCGGAACCATCACCATCGCGCCGCTCTGCATTGACGTGGTGCAGCGCGCTAGTACCAAGGGCCGCGTCTGCTTTTCCTTCGATGATGGCGGCTATTCTCAGTACACCTTCCTGGCACCGTTGTTTCAGCGCTATGGAATGCGGGCCACCGCTTACCTATCACCTCTTGCCACCATGCTCGGCACTTCGAACGCCAGCTACCAAACTACTCAGCAGGTCATCAATCTGCTGGACCGTTTCGGGTGGCAGATCGGAAGCCAGGGCTTCACCACCGAAGCGGCAGCTATATTGGGATGGACGAATGATCAGCTCATGGCCGAAGGGAACAAGCTGCGTGCGATGCATGCGGCGCTGGGTGTGTGGGGTGGCATCGATGGAAGCTACTTCGGCGGCGTGAATCACGGCAAGGTCGGAGTCTACGATGCGTTGTTCCGCCGCCACTTCCGTACCATGCGTAGCTTCCGGAACGGTAGGGCGTTCGCTGCGGGCGCAATGACGCCCATCGGTGAGACGCTGCCCTTTGGTGATCCCTCGATTATCAGGGCGTTCAACTTCAGCTCTGGCTATGCAACGGGCGATGCGTACACCATGTGGAAGGGGTTGGTGGATCAGGCTATCGCTAACAAAGGCGTGGCATTCTTCGCTGGGCATAGTGAGTTCGCCTCGACTGCATCAACGCTTTATCCCGACCTGGTCAATCTGTTGTCGTACTGCGAGCAGCAGGTTGCGGCCGGTAATCTGGAATGCAACACCGTCGGGGAGCTGGTTAGCTTGGTGAACGCTTATGCCTAGTCGCCTGCCCTGCTTGTCACCGAATGGAGAGGTATATGGCCGCTGGCGCCTATAAGCACCTCTACCGCGACAAGCGCTGGCATCGGTTGCGTTACAAGCAGCTGCAGAGAGAGCCACTTTGCCGCTTCTGCGCCAAGCGCGGGATCGTGCGTGCGGCCACCATTCCCGATCACATCACGGCGCACCGAGGGAATGAGCAGCTGTTCTTCGATCCCGAGAATCTCCAGTCGTTGTGCAAGTGGTGCCATGACAGCGTGAAGCAGCAGATGGAGAAGAGCGGTATTGAAAGAGGATGCGACGAGAACGGCATCCCGGTCGACGCTGCGCACCATTGGCGTCAGGTCTGAGAGCGACGGGGCGGGGGGCGGTCAGATCTCTGGGGTGGTTCGACCTGAGACCGCTCGCTTCCCTCGATTTGCAGAAGCGGGAAATATGGAGGGGGGGGGTATCTCCCAGGAGGATCAAATGGCAGGTAACCATAATTCGGGTCGAAAAGGTCTTCCGGCCAACGTGCACATGCTGATGGGTAACCGCAGCAAGAAGTCTGCGGCCGTCCTTGCGGGCGGCACCCGCCCTGAAGTCTGCATTCCTGACCCGCCGCCGCACCTGAGGGGTGTCGCACTGGCGGAATGGAACCGTATCACGCCCCTGTTAGCTGCGATGGGAGTGATCGCCAATCAGTATATGGCGCCGCTGGCGGTCTATTGCCAGGCGTGGGCCGACTACGTGCGTGCGTACGAGAAGATCCAGGTACTGGAGAGTATTGGTCAAGACGGCTATATCGACAAGACACCGTCGGGCTATAAGCAGATGTCGGTGCATTACCAGATTGCCGGACGCGCTGCTGAGCAGATGAAGTCGTTCGGTACCGAGTTCGGCATAACGCCGGCGTCGATAGCGAAGGTCTCCGGCGCCGCGCCGCAAGGGGATTTGTTCGGGTATGGAAACGACAAAGAAAAGGGCAACGAAAAGCCGAAAACGGACTACTTCGGGGGGCGCTGATCCTGTAGAGCGCTACGCTCGGGCGGTGGTCTCCGGTGAACTTGTGGCGGGTCCCCATGTGCGCGGCGCCTGCCAGCGACACTTGGATGACCTCGTTCATGGGGGCGCACGTGGCTTACGGTTTGACACTGAACAGGCCGCCCGTGCTATCAACTTCTTCCCCGACATTCTGCGGCTGACGGGCGGCGAGTACGACGGCATTGCCTACCAGCTCCTGGACTGGCAGCAGTTCATCGTCGGTTCGATCTTCGGATGGAAGGGGGCCGATGGCTACAGGCGATTTCGAACAGCCTATGTAGAGACTGGTAAGGGGTCGGGCAAGTCGCCGCTGGCCGCCGGCATCGGGCTGTATGGCCTGATGGCAGACGACGAGGCCGGCGCCGAGGTGTATGCGGCTGCGACGAAGAAGGACCAGGCGATGATCCTGTTCCGGGACGCGGTCGCTATGGTCGACCAGTCGCCGGAGCTGGCTGCGCGGATCCTCAAGTCGGGAACGGGCCTGAACGTCTGGAACCTGGCCTGGCTGGAGCGCCGCAGCTTCTTCAAGCCCATCGCCTCCGATGATGGCCAGTCGGGGCCACGGCCGCACATCTCGCTCTTGGACGAGATTCACGAGCACAAGGACGGCTATGTCATCGAGATGCTGAAGGCCGGCCAGAAGAGTCGACGCCAGCCGCTGCTCTTCGGCATCACGAACAGCGGTATCGACAAGACCACGGTTTGCGGCGATTACCACGACTATTCCGCGAAGGTCTGCGCCGGCCAGCTGCAGGACGATACATTCTTCGCATACGTGTGCGCCGTGGATGCGGGTGATGACCCATTTAAGGACGAAGGTTGCTGGCCGAAGGCGAACCCGAGCCTTCGCTTCGGACTACCTGGCTATCGCTACCTGCGCGAGCAGGTCGACCAAGCGCGGAATATGCCGAGTAAGGAAAGCACGGTACGGCGCCTGAACTTCTGTCAGTGGGTTGCGGCGGAGTCGCCATGGATTGGCTCTCACGTGTGGTTCCAGTGCCAAGACAAGGAATTCGACGTCCGGCGTCTGGTCGGCCGGCGCTGCTTCGGTGGTCTGGACCTGTCCAGTACGCAAGACTTGACGGCCCTTGCCTTGCAATTCGAGCCGGTGCCAGACGACCCATTTTGGCGCGAGCTGGAGTGGTTCTGGCTCCCGGGAGATGGTCTTCCAGATAAGGCGGAGCAGGACCGTGTGCCATATCTGGTCTGGCGCGACGCGGGCCATCTGGAGGCGCTGCCCGGACGCGCAATCAACAAGCTCGCCGTGGTGAAGCGATGTGCCGAGATCGCCGCGATGTACGACCTGCAGGCTCTGGCGTATGACCGCTGGCGCATCGAGGATCTGAAAATGATTTGCGATCAGGAGGGCGTGACGCTGCCGCTAGTGGCATTCGGCCAGGGCTTCAAGGACATGGCGCCGGCGGTCGACGAGTATGAGCGGCGACTCCTCGAGGCGACGCTTCGGCACCTTGGTAATCCGGTGATGACCTGGTGCGCGGCAAATGCAGTTGTCGCTAGCGATCCTGCGGGCAACCGGAAGGTTGAGAAGAAGCGGGCGACTGGTCGCGTGGATGGAATCATCGCGAACCTCATGGCGACCGGCGCCAGCATGGCGGCCGTTGAGCAGACTACAGAACCTGGAATTTTGATCCTATGAATGCACCTCAACCCTGGTACAACGAATCTCGCGTTCATCAGCAGGGCAGTACGATCTTGAACAGCTGGCGCGCCGACCGACAGGCTGCACGCTCGGCGGGGCCGCAAGCCGCCACACCTGTTTCCGAGGTGACGCGCGGGACCGAGATGTTCGATGTGCTGACCGGTGGCTTCGGCCCAGCCAGTGCAGGCGTCCCGGTGAACGAGCAAACCGCCATGTGTGTCTCGGCCGTTTATGCGTGCGTGGCGCTGATTGGTGGTGCCATCGGTGCATTGCCCTTGAACCTGTTCAAGCGCAACGCCGACGGCCGCGACAGCTATGCCAGTGATCTCTGGTGGCTGTTCAATGAGCAGCCGTGGCCGAACTGGACGGCGGGAAGTGCCTGGGGTTTTGCGGCACAGTCCATCGGCCTGCGTGGCGACGGCTTCTGGCGCATACATCGTGTGACGCCATACACAAATCAGATCCAGGGCTTCGAACCTTGTCATCCGGCTCGCATGCTTGTGGTGCGGCAAAGTGGGCGGAACTACTATCGCTACATCCAGGACGATGGCACCGAGGTGGTCATCGATCAAGACGATATGCTGCACTTTCCCGGTGTTGGCTTCGATGGTGTGCGCAGCCTGAGCCCGTTGCGAGCAGCGCTGCGACCGCAAGCCGGGATCGCTCTGGCGGCGGACGAGTTTGCGGCTGCTTTCTTCCGCAATGGCGCACGACCGGACTTTGCGCTGAAGACCACGGGCAATATCACGAAGGAACAGGCCGACTTGCTGCGGGCGACCTGGGCGGAAAAGCATAGCGGTGTGCACAATGCGCATCTGCCTGCGGTGTTGACCGGCGGCCTCGATGTCCACCAGCTGACGATGAACGCGGAGGATGCTCAGCTGCTGACCACCCGTAAGTTCCAGGTTGAGGACATTGCCCGTATCTACGGCGTGCCGCCGCATATGATCGGCTACACCGAGAAGACCACCAGCTGGGGGAGCGGTGTCGAGAACATGTCCATCGGATTCGTTCGTTACACGCTTGCGCGATACCTGACCGGTATGCGCCAGGAGATCAATCGGAAGATCTGGCCGCGCAACAACCAGGTGTTCTGCGAGTTCAACCTCGACGCGCTGCTCGAAGGCGACGCGACGGCGCAAGCCGCGTACTTTTCGAAGGCCCTCGGCGGTCCCGGTACGCAGGGCTGGATGACCATCAATGAGGTGCGGCATCTGAAGAACCTGAAGCCGCTGCCCGATGGCGACCGCCTGGTACAAGCCGGCGCCGCTGCGGCGCCTGAGGATAGCGCGCCATCGCAAGAAACAACCGACACACCTAAGGGGAACGACGATGCACCCGATGCAGAAACTGCTGGTCAGTAACCGCCGTCAAGGCAAATTCGAAGTGGTGGCGACGGCGGGCGCCGATGAGGCCACCGTCTATCTCTACGACATGATCGTCTCTAGCGACGATGAGGCGGAGTGGTGGGGCGGCGTAAGCCCGCAGTCGTTTGTGAAGGCGTTGAACGAGATCACCGCCAGCACCATTCACTTGCGCGTTAATTCGCCAGGCGGCTCGGTCTTTGCCGGCCGCGCCATTGAGCAGGCGATCCGTGAGCACAAGAGCAAGATCATTGTGCATGTGGATGGCATCGCGGCCAGTGCTGCCTCGTTCCTGATCATGGCCGCCGACGAAATCATCATGGCGCCGGGCAGCTTCCTGATGATCCACAAGGCCTGGACTTTCAGCTACGGCAACGCCGACGATCTGCGCAAGCAGGCTGATGTGCTGGATCAGCTCGACGCCAGCTTCGTGCGGACCTATGCAAAGCGCAGTGGGCAGGGCGAGGAGCAGCTCGCAGCCTGGCTGGCTGCCGAAACCTGGTTCCCGGATCAGGAGGCAGTGAAGCAGGGCTTCGCCGACAAGGTGGCCGATGAGGAAGCGCCGAAGGACCAGGGCGTGAACTGGAATTTGGCGGCGTTCGAGCATGCACCCTCTGCGACCATCCGTCCGGCCGCGCCGCCCAAAGCCGTCGCCGAAACGCCCAAGGATCCGGCGCCCGAGCCCGTCGACCGTGAGAAGCTGATGCGTGCCGCCCTGAAAGCAATGATTCCCGCCTGACGCTCACGCGCTGGCATTTAACCAAGCCGCCGAAAGGCGGCATTTTTTTTGGAGTTTTCGATGAGCAAATTGCAAGCCCTGCGTGAGCGCCGCGATGTCGTGGCGCGTACCCTGAACGACTTGATCGACAAGGACAAGACGCCGGAATGGAAGGCCGAACACCAGGAGAAGTACGATGCCGCCATGCGCGAGATCGCCGACATCGATGCGCAAATCAAGCGTCACAATGAAGCGATGGCCGCTATCGGTGCCGCCAGCGCGGATGGCAACGTCGATCCGGCGCTGCGCAACCAGTTCACCCGCACCCCCGGCGCCCACGGCAACAACGACGGTGCGCTGCGAGCGTACCTCATGAACGGCTTCCAAGGCCTGGACAGCGAGCAGTTGTCCTCCCTGCGGGCTCGCCAGAATCAGGATATTCGCAACGCGATGTCGACCACCACCGGCACCGAAGGCGGCTACACCGTGGCCACCGAGTACTACCGCCAGTTGACGCAGGCCTTTAAGGCAATGGGCGGCCTGCGCGCCTTGGCAACTATCCTGCAAACCAGCACCGGGGCGCAGATGAATTTCCCGACCGCTGATGCCACGTCCGAAGTCGGCGAGATTGTCGGCCAGAATACCGCAGTCACCACCGGCGAAACCACGTTCGGCAACATCTCGATGGACGTGTACAAGTATTCGTCCAAAAAGATCGCAGTGCCGTTCGAACTGATCCAAGATTCGATGTTCGACATCGAGGGCTACATCAACAGCCTGCTGCAGATCCGCCTTGGCCGCATCACCGCACAACACTTCACTACCGGCACCGGCGTGAGCCAGCCACGCGGCCTGATCACCGCCACCCAAGTGGGCAAGGTCGGCGCCACCGGCCAGACTACTTCGATCACCTACGACGACCTGGTCGACCTGGAGCACTCGGTAGACCCGATCTACCGTGCAGGGCCGAAGGTAGGCTGGATGATGCACGACACCTCGGTCAAGTCGGTCCGCAAGATCAAGGATACTTCCGGCCGCCCGATCTTTGTGCCCGGCTATGAGCAGGGTAACCCGGGCGGTGCGCCTGATCGACTGCTGAACCGCCCTCTGGCCGTTTGCCAGGAAATGCCGGTGATGGCAGCCAATGCAAAGTCCGTGGCCTTCGGCGATTACAGTCGCTACATGATCCGCGAGGTCATGGATCTGACGATCTTCCGTATGGCAGACAGCGCATTCGTCCTGAATGGCCAGATCGGGTTCGTCGGCTTCAATCGCCAGGGCGGGAACCTCATCGACGTTGGCGGCGCCGTCAAGACGTACCAGAACGCCGCCAGCTAAGAAGGACACCGGCTTCCGCAGGGCATCTCTGGTGCCCGTCGTAACAGGGATGTGGCCAGCGGCCGCAACTCACTCTCAAGGAGAAAATCGTGGCAAAAAAGAAAGTTCGAATTTTGGTCGATGCAGTCATCGACGGCCAGAGTTACAAGCCCAACCAAGTGGTGGATTTCGACGACGGCAAGGCCAAGGTGGTGGTCAAGGGCGGGTTGGGCGACGACAGCAAGGAAGCTGTGCAGTACGCGCTTGGCCTGCCGGGTGCTGAAGTGGTGACTCATACCGTTCTCGAGGCAGAAGAGCCGGCCAAGTCGGCCGGTGGCGAGGGTGGCGGAACGGCCAGCGGTGCGGGCGGCTCCCTGCTGCCGCAGGCCTGAGGAGCGCGGCATGCCGTTAATTACTCTTGAAGGCCCCGCGACGGAGCCCATCGACGCTGATGTGGTGAAAAGCTCAGCGCGTATTGACGGCACTGCCTTCGACTCGCAGATCGCCATGATCATCCCGGCGGTTCGTCGGACGGCTGAGCGTGCGCTCGGCCGCCGTTTGATTACTCAGCAGCTGCTGCTGGCGATGGAGCGATTTCCATGCGGGCGCATCGACCTCGAGGTGCCGGACGTCACCGAGATCCTGCACGTGAAATATCGCGACCCCGCCGGTGAACTGCAGACGATGGATCCATCGCTCTATGAACTGGCGGACGGCGGCGAAGTGACGCCTGCAGCTCTTGCGCTGGCGCCTGGGGCGGTGTGGCCGGCGGTTCTGGCTGGACCGCGCTGCGTTCAAGTATCGTTCAAGGCGGGCTATGGCGAGAAGACGGATGTGCCGGAAGACATCTGCCTCTGGATGGTGGCACATGCCGCGCAACTGGTGAACCAGCCCGAGGGGCAGACCGAATCGACGCTCAAGCCGTTACCTTTCGTTGACGGCCTGCTGGACAGTTATAAGGTGCTGCGCGTCAGCTAAGCACAAATGTGCAGACGTCTGCACGGGGGAATCAGATGCGACCAGGTGAACTTAATCGCCGCATCGTCGTGGAGCAGGCCTCCAACGTCAAGAATGATGACGGAGACCTTGTCTCTAGCTGGGCCACGGTGGCCGAGCTATGGGCGCGGAGAGTGGATGTCTCAGGACGCGAACTTGAGGCCGCGATGGCGAAGGATGTTGAGATATCGGTGAAATTCGTCATCCGCTATCGCACGGGCATCTTGCCTAATATGCGGGTGGTGCTGGACGGTCAGTACTACCGGGTGATTGCAGCACTCGATAAGTCTGGGCGCCGCGAAGAGCTGCAGATTTACTGCGCAACGGGATTGCTCGATGGCTAAGATGGAAGTTGATGGCTTTGACGACCTGATCCGTCTGTTGGAAAGTCTTCCCGAGAAGGTTGGCTCCGACGCGTTGCGGTCAGCAGCGAATGCTGGTGCGTCGATTATCAAAGCAGAGATTATTGCACGCGCACCTCGGCAGCGCGGAATCCTTGCTGACAACATCTACCAGAAGCACATCGCGGAGATATCTTCGGTTACGTCGCAGACTTACCATGTGTCTTGGCGCAAGAAGGGCGATGACGATGTGCCGTTCTACGGGGCGTGGGTGGAATACGGGCATTGGTATATCCCGCGTAAGCCTGATGGGATCACCTGGAAGAAGCATCGCACCGACTCCAAGCCAATCTTCGTCGCGGCCCATCCATTCCTACGGCCAGGATATGAGGCGAAGAAGGGCGCTGCGCTCAAAGCCATGCAGGAGCGCCTTTCGGAGCGGGTATCGGAAGCATTGAAGAGGACGTGATGATCGAAAAGACGGTAATGGACTTGCTTAATAATCTGGTGGGGAACCGGGTGTTCTTTGATCAGGCGCCAGCCGATATAGATCGCCCCTACATCATCCTCCAGCAGGTTGGTGGCGAGCCCCTGGAGTTTCTCGAAGGTCCATCCGGAAAGGACTTCGTGCGCTTGCAGATCGACGTTTACGCAGGGACGCGCACCTCGGCCAATGAGCTGATGTCGCAAGTGAGGCTCCGTTTGGATGATTTGCAGGCGTCTGCAATCGGTGCGCCGTTCAGCTTGTATGAGGCGGCGGTAGAACTCTATCGCCGAAGCTGCGATTTCCGGATTTTGGCGCCATCGTAGGCGCTGAACAGAATTCATCAACAGGCCCCTCACGGGGCCATTTTTTTTGAAAGGGCACAATTATGGCCTTCAAACTGCCTGATGGCGCAAAGCTCTCCCTCGCCGCTACGCTCGGTCCGGTCGTTCCCACGACGGCGGTATCCAATGCCGCTGAGGCTATCGCCCAGGTCAGCGGTGCGGCGGACATCGATGTCGGTGACATCGTTATTGTCGGCGCATCCGGCTGGCTCAAACTTGACCAGCGTGTCGCCCGCGTCAAGGCATTTGCTGCCGGTGCTGTGACGCTGGAAGACATCGACACCACCAATGTCGAACAATTTCCAGCCGGCGCTGGGGTCGGGAGTCTGCAGAAGGTTCTGACCTGGCAGCAGATTCCCCAGGTGACCGCGTTCGACTCCTCGGGCGGCGACCAGAACTTTGCCAACGTCGAATTCCTTGACGATGACCAGCAGCGCCAGATCCCGACCACCAAGAGCCCGCAGAACCTCTCCATTACTGCAGCTGACGACCCAACCTCGCCGCACGGTGCAGTGCTGGAAGCGGCGGACGCCATCCGTGCCATTCGTCCCCTGCAACTGGCGCTGCCGGGTGGATCGAAGATCTACTACAACGGCTACGTCTCCTACAACCCTACACCTGTCCTGTCCAAGGGCAACGTCATGACTACCAAGGCATCGCTCGCCCTGGTGTCGCGCCCCACCCGCTACTAATCCAAGGTGCCGAATGCTCAAATTGCAACCTGAACCGACCTTCGAACTGGAGGTCGACGTCCCTGTCGCGGGAGAAGAGAAGCCGACCAAGATCAAGCTGACAGCCCTCTACCGTAACACCGAGGAGCTGGAGAAGCTGATCGGCGAAAATGAAAAGGTGACCGTCGACGAATTCGTCATGGCGACGATCACTGGTTGGAAAGAGGTCGATGCCGTCTTCAGCGAAACCACTCTCCGCGAGCTGCTGCGCAACTATCACGGTATCGGCATCGTAATCCATCGGGCGTACTTCAACGAGGTCTACAAGGCGGCACGGGGAAACTGATCGCCGCGGCCGAGTTTCTCTATACGCCGGAGCCGGATGCGGCGCAGCTGGCAGCGCTTGGGCTGACTCCGGATGATCTTGGGGCTGGCGCCACCAGCTTTGAGGTCTACCCCGAGAACTATGCGTCCGTCGAGGTGTTCAATGCGATGCAGACGCAGTGGCGTGCTGATATGGGGGCGGTCATCGGCCTAGACTATTCGGCGTTGCCTATGGTCATGCGGCTGTATGGAGTGCCGGTATCAAAGCGGCGGAAAGTCTTCGATGACGTGCGAGTGATGGAGCACGCGGCGATTCGATGGATGCGTGAACAGTAGCCGCCATCGGGCGGCATTTTTTCTTCAAGGCGATGAGATATGTCCAATTCTGGTGGAAGCGATCTGGCAGGTAGTGTAACAGTTGGCCTGACGGCCGAAATGGATCAATTCAAGGCCGATATGCGTGATGCGGGCCAGGCCGTTCGCGAGGTCAAGAACGAGGCAGCATCGGCGGCAGCAACTGTCGTGCCGGCGTTGAATCAAATCTCTGTGGCTGGCACGGCCGGTGCAAAGGAAATGACGGCCGCACAGCAGCGCTACCTGGAAGGCCTGCAGCGCCAGGTGGCCGCAATCCAGGGTGGCAAGGTGGCGTCCCTGGAGTTGCGTGCCGCTCAGTTGGGTGTGTCCGAGGCAGCGGCGCCACTGTTGGCGACCTGGCGCCAATTGGAGGCAACCCAACGCAAGAACGCAGAAGCTTCTGTCGTGGCCGCCTCGGCATTCAAAGCCCAGGCCGAAAGCGAAGAGGATGCTGCGGCACGTATTCGTGCCTCGGTGGCAGCTTCCCTGGAAAAGACCGCTGCGCTCAATCAGGAGATCGAGGCCTCTCGCGCCGCTGCAGCAGCTGCGCGGGAAGTCGGTGGGCGTGCGCCAGCCGGGACAGAGCGGATTGACGCTTCATTGCAGAACCGCTCTCTGCAGGAAACTGCGGACCGGGTCGCCGAGGTCAATCGCGCGCTAAGTTCTATCGGTCGCGGCGCCAGCAGCCAGAAGGAACTGCAGACGCAGACCGACAAGCTGGTCAGTCTATGGGGGCAGGGCCGGATCTCTGCCGAGCAGTACGCGGCGGCGGTCAAGCAGCTGGACGTGTCCGAGGCTCAGCTGAACAAGACAAGCGCGGAGGCAGCGGCCAAGGCGGATGCCTTCATCGCCCGACTGAAGGACCAGGCGGCGACCGCCGGCAAGAGTGCCAAGGAGCTGCTGGAGTACCGGGCCGCCCAGTTGGGCGTTACGAACCAAGCGGCGCCACTGATTGAGCAGATTGAGAAGGCCGAGAAGGGAATGCATGGTTTCAGCCTGGCCACCAGTGGTAGCCGGCGAGAGCTGGGCGTCTTGACTCGGGAAATCGCCAGCGGAAACTTCAGTGGGGCCACCCGTTCGTTCTCAATCTTCGCGGAACAATCCGGCCTGATGCCGGCGCTGTTGTCACCGGCATCACTTGCCATCGGCGGCCTGGTCGCCAGTGTTGGCGCACTTACCGTCGCTTATTTGCAAGGGCATGAAGAAGAGAAGAAGTTCTCCGACGCCCTGGTGGTGACGGGTAACGCTGCTGGCGCCACCGCTGGGAGCCTTCACGAGATGGCCGTACAGGCAGCTGGCTCCCTCGGTAGTCTCTCGGCTGCAAAGGACGTTGTGCTGGAGCTGGCCAACAGCGGTAAATATTCAGCGGAGCAGATTGGCATGATCGCGACAGTAGCGGTCGATATGCAGGTGGCCACCGGTCGCGCCGTGAAGGACACCGTGCGCGAATTCGAGGAGCTCGCACGCTCCCCGGTCGACGCGAGCGCGAAGCTGAACGAGCAATACCATTTTCTGACGCAGTCGGTATATGACCAGATCGCGGCGTTGCAACGACAAGGCGACACCCAGGCTGCGGTGGATCTGGCTGAGCGGACTTATGCTGATGCCATGGGCCAGCGCGCTCGTTCAATCAACGAACACATCGGCACCATTGAGAGCGCCTGGAAGCGAGCGAAGAACGCCGTAATGGGCTTCTGGGACACCGTGATGAACAACGGTCGTACCGATATGCTTGAGCACGACATCGCGGAGTATGAGAAGCGCCTGGCTACGCCGATGATCAAGTCGGATCGGGATGTGTTGCAAGAGCGCGTCGATGGAATGAAGAAGCAGCTGGCCGTGCAGAAGGAGCTGGCGGCCCAGCAGGAAGAGGCGGCAAAGAGCGGTGACGCATCGATACAGGCGGCACGGGCAGTCGATCAACTGACCGAGTCCCTCGACAAGAGCATCCGCAAGCGAAACGAGCTGGCAAAGCTGTCGCAGAATTTCACGGCCATGATGCGGGAGGCCAACCGTACCGGTTCGGCCAACGACCGTCTGGATGGAGTGGTCTTTAGCGAATCCGGTGACCCGCTCTCGGGCGGCCTGTTCTCCAAACTCCAAAAGGACATCGAGGACAAGTACAAGGAGAAGGCCCCCGCCGGCACGGACAACGCGCTCAACGCACGGATCAAAGCGATCCAGGGCCAGCTGCAGGAAGCCGAGCGCAACCTCCGTTCCACCGTGCAGGACAACAAGGCGCTGTATGACGTCGGCCTGTTGAACACGCAAGAATATCTGCGCGCCGACTACGAGGCACGCCGTGTGGCCCTGGACAAGGAAATGGCCCTGGCCAAACAGCAGGAAGAGGTGGCGGGCCAGAAGAAGAACCTGAGCGCGCTGGAAGAGGCGAAGAATCAGCAGCGCAAGATCCGGGACGAGCAGCAGCAGAACGAACAAAAGTACGCGAACGACACGCGTTCCTTGCTGGAGAAGAACGCTCGCGACGTGCAGGCCTATGTCGATTCGCTCAATGCCTCGTACAACACCCGTGCCGCTGCCATTCGCAACCTGGTGGACGGCGCGGGCCTTGGCGACGCGGCCCGAGATGAACTGAACCGGCTCAACCAGGTACGGCAGGAGTTCGACCGCGCCGCCGATGCCCTGCGCAAGTCGAGGGAGAAGGGCGAGGCGCATGGCGGCTTGAGCCAGTCGCAGTACGACGATGAGATGGCTGCGCTCCAGGCTAGCCTGGAAGCGCGATTGCAGCTGGAACGCGACTACTCTGACCAGACGAAGCGGGTACAGCAGGATGGCTGGCTGGGTGCTGGTCGCTTCATGCAGAACTATGCCGATCAGGCGGCGAACGTCGCTGGCCAAGTTGAAGGCCTGTTCAATTCGGCCGCTCGCGGCATGGAGGATGCATGGGCAAACTTCGCTACGACGGGGAAGCTCAACTTCAGCGACCTGGCAAAGTCTGTGATCGCTGATATTGCTCGTATGCAGGCCCGCGCTGCGGTATCAGGCCTCTTCAGCACGTTGCTTCCTCTAGCGCAGTCACTCCTTTCGCCAGGGGCCGGTGCTGGAGCAGAATCGTCTGCTGCCAGCACCGCTAGTTATTGGGACTCCGTGGCGGGAGGAGGTCAAGGGCTAAAGCTCAACGCCCTGGGCGGTGTTTACGACTCTCCGAGTCTGAGCGCCTACAGCGGCCAGGTGGTCTCGCGGCCGACAGTATTCGCCTTTGCGAAGGGCGCTGGCCTGATGGGCGAGGCCGGGCCTGAAGCGATCTTGCCTCTGTCTCGGGGGGCTGACGGAAAGCTGGGCGTCGGTGTCTCGGGGCCCCGGCCCGGCGCTGGAGGGCCTGTGGCAGTCAATCTGATCAATCAGTCTAGTACGCCCCTGGAAGCCTCTGCCGAGATGTCGCCTACCGGTGACCTGACGGTGATACTCAAGCCGCTTGAGAGGATGATGGCCAACAACGTTGCAAGCGGGCAGGGGCCGCTCAACCAGGCATTCAAGGGGCGTTACGGATTGAAGGCGGTGACATCATGAGTGTGCAATTTCCACCCTATGCACGAATGGCCCTTGGCTCGTTTCAGGAGAAGCCAAGCAGCAACATGACTCGGACCTCAATGGATCGCGGTGTGCCGAAGCAGCGGCGGGTGCAAAGTGACGTACTGGTTTCTCTGTCATTTGACGTGGTCTTCTTGAGCAACCAAGCCGCATCGGATTTTCGGGCGTGGTACTACGGCGATGCCGGTGCGGGGACCGTCTGGTTTGATTGGCGAGATCCACGTACCAATCAGGTGAGAAATGTCCGTGTCGTGGCGGGGTCGCTCGGCGCTCTCGCGCCGGCAGGGCCGTTCTCGATCGGCGTATCCAGGCGGAGTATCCAACTGGAATATCTGGAGCTGCTATGACTTCAGTTGGATTTAGAAAAGGCCGTCAAAGGGTCGATGATGCCGACGGTGTCTTACAGTTCTTGGAAGTCACGCATCCGAGTTTTAGTGCACCGGTCTACATCGTCAGCGATACCCGCGACTGGGTCAGCGGCGGTCAGACGTACACCGGATTTCCGTTCCGCTTTGCCTTGCCAACCGATTCCAGCGAAGAGGCGCCCCAGGCACGGATCGAGATCGATAACACTGGCCGAGACCTCATGGGGGAACTGGAAAGGCTTCCATCTGGCGCTGCGCTGAATGCGGTCGTCAAGATCGCCAGCAGGGCGACCCCGGACATCATCGAATGGAGCTGGTCAGTTCCCATTGTTTCGATCTCGGCCGACGCTGCAGTCATCAGCGGCACGCTCTCGCAGGACTGGCTCCTGCGGCAGCAGGCAGTGCGGCTGCGCCATGATCCGAAGACATCGCCAGGGATCTTCTGATGCACATTTCCCGCGTATTGGACCGGTATATCGGGCGTCGGTACGACCCTGCAGCGTTCGATTGTGCGGATCTGGCCGTCCTGCTGCAGCGCGACCTGTTTGGCAAGCAGATTGCCATGCCGGCCGACCGCGCCAGACGACTTGCCCCTGCCGCCGCAATCGAGCGCTATCGGGCAGAGCTGGGGCGACCCATTGAGCGTGACGAGATCCGGGACGGCGACGTGGTCTTGATCCGCTCGGATTTCATTCATATCGGCACGCTATTTCACGTCAGCGGCGCTTGGCGCGTACTGCATAACAGTCGCTCGCTGGGAGGGGTGTGGTTACACCGCCTCAGCGATCTACCAGCACTGAATTTGTTTATTGAGGGCTATTACCGATGGAATTGATTGATCGCGATGGCCACGTGATTTCGAGTCTTCCCGACCGGGTGCAGACGTCTGCACGCAGCACTGATGTCGTTGTGACGCCACATCCGATTACCTTGCAAGGGCAGCGCATCGAGGCGGCAGCGCTACTGCATGGGGAGACCCTTTCCAGTTTTCTTGCCCGCGTCGCGCCCGAGGTACTGGATGGTGACTGGGTGGTGTCGCTGGATGGGGCAGACGTTCCGGTGCGGCTTTGGCGCCTGACCCGGCCCAAGCCTGGCGTGCTGGTGGGATGCCGGCGCCGGCCTCGGGGTGACGTCGTCAAACTCGCCGCCATCGTGGCGATCTCCTATTTCACGGTTGGAGTTGGCGGCCTTGGCGCAGGCGGACTGTTCACGGCGGGCGGCGCCATCGGCGGTGGCTTCCTGGCGGCTGCCGGTGCCTTTGTCGCCGGGACAATGCTGGTCAACAGCTTGCTCGGTCCGAAGCAGGCCAGTTTGGATGCGCTGCAGAGTACTCCGACCAGCACGACGTACAGCCTGTCCGGTGGCAACAACCAGAGCCGACCCTATGAACCGCTGGGCTTGCTGTTTGGCGAAGTCCGGATTTCCCCGGACTTCTCCTCGCGCCCGTTCACCTGGTACGAGGGCCAGGATCAGTATCTCTACGAGATCCTGCACGGCGGGATCAATTGCTATTTCGTGCGGGATGTCCGGATCGGCAAGACCCCCCTGGAGGGCTACTCCGACTGGTCGACGCAGGCAGATGGCTTTGCCGGGATGACGCAGCAGCCGTTGCTTGCCTGGTCGAACGTCGATACGACGGCCGGGGCGCAGCTTCCTGGCGGCCCTGACCTAGGGAATTGGTACGACTACACGCCTGGCCCTTGGGTAACGCGCACGACGTCCACTGGTACCCGCGTGGTGCAGGTGGACTTCGAATTTCAGCTGTTCTATGTCGGTGACAAGGGCGACTATGCCACCCGGCATTGCGACATCGAAGGGCAAATCCGCCTGCTTCCAGATGGTGACTGGGTATCGCTGGCGCCACATCGTTACACCGGTTCGAAGCCTGAGTCGGCTCGGGTGACCACCAGCTATGAGGTTGATGAGGGGCAGTACGAGGTCCGTTTCCGTAAATGCACGGCGGACAAGTCCGATACCAGGGAGGTCAACAAATTCAGCTGGAGTGCGCTCAAGTCGGTGCAGGCCGATGGCGGTTACTACGCCGGGATCGGACGCATCGGGCTGAAGATCAAGGCGACCGGTCAGCTCAATGGCCAGCTGGATACCGTGAATTGGTTGGGCAGCAGCAGCCCAGTGAACCTCTGGAACGGTAGTGCCTGGGTCGTGGCCGCCGGCCGCGCACAGGGCCTATCGAATCCAGGCGCCCAAATGCTGGCCTACATGCGTGGGATCTACGGTCCCGATGGGCGATTGCAGGCCGGCATGGGCCTCTCGGACGATATGATCGATATCGAATCCCTGCAGGGATTCATGGTCCGCTGCACGCAGATGGGATTTACGTTTGACTGGTACGCCGATCAGACGGTCTCGCACGGCGATGTGCTGAACAACATGGCAGCGGCCGGCATGGGTAGTTTGGCGTGGCCGCGTGGTCGCCTGGGTGTGGTCTGGTACCAGGAGGATGAACCTGTCAGCGGCGTGGTGAACATGGCCACGATCAAGGCGGGCAGTTTCCGAGTGGATTATCTGACCCTGGATACTGCTGACGGCCTCGAATACCAGTTTTTTGACCGCAACCAGGACTTTGTCTGGGACACCATCCGTGTCACTGCGCCCAATGTCGAAACGCCGCTGAACCCTGCCAAGGTCAGTTCGGTCGGCGTGACCGAGGCGGCGCACGCGGCCATGTTGGCGCGCTTTCATGTCGCCCAGAGCGAGTTTCAGCGCAAGTCGATCACCTTCGAGACCGATCTGGAGCACCTGACGTACCAGCGCGGCGCGGTCCTGCTCCTGAGTCACGATGTGACGCAGTGGGGCTATGGCGGACGGTTGGGCGGCGCCTCGCTAGTGGGTGGAACCGGTGGCACTGTCCACCTGATCCTCGATGACATCGTTCCGGCCGGATCGGGCGGCTATGTCGGCTTGCGCTTCCTGGGTGACCGTGGCTTGACCGTCTTTCCGGTGCAGCCCCTGGCGGAGCCGTCCAGGGAGCTGGTTTTGGCAGCGCCATGGCCGGTGGGGGTCCCGTTGCCTGGGCAGGATGGCAACCAGGTCCACGACACCCTCTGGATGTACGACATCAAGGAAACGCCTGGCTATCGGGTTCGCGTCACGAGCGTGCAGCCTGATAGCGATCTGACCGGTGCGACCGTGACCTGTGTGCCGGAGGCAGATGAGTTTTGGGAGTATGTCCTGACTGGGACATATGAACCTCCCTCCAATCAGTCGAGTTTGTCAGCGCTGCCGGCGGTGGTGCGGGTCGAGGTGTCGGAGCAGTTGGTCCGACAAGGCAACACCTTCGCGGTCCTGCTCGCCTTGGTGATGGACTACACCGGCAGTGTCGATCATGTCGATATCTGGGGAACCTTGGACGAGAACCCGGCGCAGTACCTGGGGAGAACGGCCACCCGGCGCTTTGAATTCTCGGCTGGCCTGAGCGGGGTATGGTCCTTCGATGTGCGGCCGTATGACGGGCTTGGGCGACTCGGCACAGCATTCAAGGTCAACTACTCGGTCGCCGGTCTGAGTGCGCCTCCGGCGACGGTGCCATGGTTCCACATCGACGGCAACCGACTGGATTGGGGGCTGGTGGCGGACGTTGACCTGGCTGGTTACCTGATTCGGTACCACTACGGGGATAACCCTTCGTGGGGCGATGCACATCCGTTGCACGATGGCGTCGTGACCGAAATGCCGTATGTCCCACAGTCGCTGCCGCAAGGCCCGCTCACCCTGATGATTCGGGCCTTGGATACTTCTGGCAATCAATCGGTAGCGTCCGCTGTCATCCGGACGCAATTCGGCGATGTCCTGGTGGCCAATGTGGTCGAGACCTATGACTTCCAGGCGCTGGGGTTTCCTGGCGTGATCACTGGAGGGGCTATTGCTGGAGGCGAGATTCGCTCCGATAGCACGTCGCTGTTCTACGGTGACGACAATGCGAACTTCTACAGCCATTACGACAGCACGGTGTTTTATACCAGCGACTATGCGGCGCTGACCTATGTAACGACGCTGTTCGGGCCGTCGCTCCTGGCCACTGGCAGCAAATTGACGCTGGAACTCGATTTCAATGGAAGCCAGCGATTCATTGAGTACCGGGTGGTCGGTGCTGACCCTATGTATGGCGGCTTGGATACGGAGGCGTTTTATCGGGCCGATGACACGCAGTTCTACTCCAATGACGGCGATTTTGTGCCTTGGCCGGGGCAGATAGCTGCGCAGCCGGCGCTGTATCAGTTCCGCTTCCAGGCTGGTCTCGGTGACGTCCAAGGGCGGATTGGCGCCTGCCGCCTTGTGATCGATGTACCTGACGTCGTCGAGCGGTTCAACGATGTCGCGGTACCGGTGGGCGGGATGCGCCTGCCGATTACGAAGGACTGGAACCAGATCATGAATATCCAACTGACCCTGCAGAGTGATGGCGGTAGCGCGGTGCAAGCGAAGTGGATTGATAAGGATGCGGTCTTGGGGCCGCTGATTATTTGCACTGACAGTGCTGGGGCCTCGGTCGCCGGCAATGTTGATGCAGTGTTGCAGGGAAAATGAAAGGGTAGTAATGCAAATTTCTGACGCTCTCAAGAAAATCCTGAACGGGGAATCTGTCCCGACAACCGGGCAGTTCCGGACGGCGCTCGGGCAACTGTATGACTTCCTCGCCGGAATCGTGGGTACGGATACCACCGATCCGGCGACGTTGCAGTCGCTGCTGGGCCAGGTCGCGCATCATGGTCAATGCCAGCTTGTGAAATCAGGTGCCAATTTGGTGCTCAAGCCGCTCAACGGCAACAAGCTCATGGTCGGCGGGAAGATGCAGACGATCCCGGCCGGTGGCGTTTCGATGAGCGCTGACGGCCTCACGCCGGGTACCCGGTACTTCATCTATGCCTACATGGATGGGGATACGATGATCTTGCGGCCTTCAACCACTGGTCACATCACCTATCCCGGCAATGGCGTTGAGGTGAAATCCGATGCCGGATCGAATACGTTGGTGGGCCAGGTCCGTATCGTCGCCGGACCGGCGTTCCAAGACACCCCAACTCAGCGCTTCGTGCGCTCTTGGTTCAACGATCCCGGCATCTCCTGTCTGAATTGGTTCACGGCGACGCGATCCACTGCCAGCCCCAGCTATGTCGAGCTGAGCTCAGAAATCCGGATCGAGTTTCTGACATGGCTTGGTGAAATCATCCATTTCGGCGGGGCGGGCGGATCTTCCCAGACCAATTCGGGGGTGGTAAATGCCACTGCCGTCAGTATCGATGGGGTGCAGCCTGAACTGGGGTCGTGGAGCGGTGCTTATATGCCGGTTAACAATTTCGGTGTTCCGTTCTCGACCAGCTTCTTCAAGGCCGGTCTGACCGAAGGCTACCACTATGCAACGTTGGTGGCGCGAGTAGTAGGAAGCGGTACTGGAAACTGGAGCGGTGGTACGCCCACCTCCTCCAATCCGGAGGTGTGCACCTTGGCGGCAGCCATCCCAGGCTAGGCGCCTCAATTCCAATAGTTGGAGAAATGACATGAAGAAGATCGGTGAAACATTTGCTAACGAGCTTGCAGCCGCAGGCTTGCTGGGCCTTCCCTTTGCATGGGGCGAGGATGGCGCATTTCAATTTGATGGGCGCATGACGCCTGAGCAGATCGTTCAGGTCGCGGCGGTGTATGCCGCGCATGATCCAACGAAGACGCTACCACCCACTATGAGTTAGTAGGTGGTAGACGACACCACAATGGATGAAGGCCACTGCTCGTCAGTGGCCTTTTTTTTGCAGACGTCTGCACTTAGCGAAAGGGGGTGATGTGGAGCGGCCGCAAAGGGCAAGAGACAAGGATGGCCGAATTTCAGTTGAGGATCTGTATTCGTCCGTTCAAGGGCTGAAGCGCAGCTTGGATGCGCGTCATGTCGAGAACGTGCAGCACATGGATGCCAATACGGCCCAATTGCGGGAAATCAAAGAGCAGCTGGACGAGCTCCGTGACGGCTTTCCTGGGGGCGATCCTGCGCTGCATCGGCGCTATCACGAAGGGCTGATACGTGCTGCAGAGGAGCGACGAAAGTTCTGGTTCGAATGGCGCTCGCACATGATGCGGACAGGATCCTGGGCGGCGCTGGCCTTTCTGCTTTACCAGTTCAAGGACTATTTGCGCTGGCTTTTTTCAAACATTAACAAGGGGTAATTCATGCTGAAGAAGTTCTATCAGAAATTCCAGTCCCGGCTGGCCGCGCTGGTGGACAAGAGCGCCTGGTTCCTGATCGTGCCGGCGCTGGCCATCGTGTATTGCATTGATCCTGTGCGAACGGTATCGGTGCTCACCTGGATGCTGTTCGTTGCCATCCTGGTCGGCTTCTGCATCCAGATTAGTCGCATCGCCTGGTCGCCTGTCGACTTGGTGGGCATGGTGAACATGGCCGGACGAGACCCACGTGCGAGCGCCACCGTCGTCGCAGCCGTGATCGTGTTCGTAGGGCTGCTGGTGCTCTCGGTGGTGTTATGGACGCGACCTTAGTGCTGCCGAAGCTGGCGCTGGTGTATCTGCCGCTGCTGCTCAATACGCAGCAGCAGATCTGGCCAGATGCGCCGATGCCGTCGTTTCTGGCAGCTCAGATCGAGCAGGAGTCCTGCGTCTCGCTTTCGCACGCGAAGTGCTGGAATCCGCGTGCCGAGTTGAGCACGGCACGGGAATACGGCTTCGGCTTCGGCCAGATCACGCGGGCCACGCGGTCGGATGGCTCGGTGCGCTTCGACAAGTTCGTCGAGTTGAAGGGCTCCTATGCCAGCCTGGCCGGTTGGGCCTGGGCCGACAGGTTCAATCCGCGCATGCAGATGACGGCGCTGATCGAGATGGATCGCGGCATCTACCGGCGCCTTGACGCGGCGACGAAGCGCGACAGGCTGGCTATGACGCTGGCCGCGTACAACGGCGGGGAGGGCGGTCTTGCCCAGGATCGATGGCAGTGCCGGTTAACGCCTGGCTGCGATCCGTCGCGATGGTTCGGTCACGTCGAACTCACCAGCAACAAAAGCCGGGTGAAGTGGCAGGGCTACGGCAAGAGCGCCTATGAGATCAATCGGGAGTATCCGCGCAACATCCTCGATGTTCGGCGGGTCAAGTACATCCCTTTTATGGAGTGAGCTATGGGAGGACTTTTACGAGCGGTAATCCTGCTGGTCGCCGGCGGTCTAGTCGGTGCCGGCCTGGTGTGGAAGGAATGGGCGGCCGAGAAGCGCAGTGCGCAAACGGTGGCTCAGGTGGTGACGGCTGGCCAGGACGTGGTGCTGCGCCAGGTGGTCACGAATTACGTGGACCGGGTGAAAACCATCAAGGTCCAGGGTGAAACTCGAATAAAGGAGGTGCCGATTTATGTCACGGCTCAAGATGACGCTGCTTGCAGCATCAATGCTGGTTTTGTCCGGCTGTGGAACGCGGCAAACGCCGGCGCCACCATTTCCCCCGATCCCGGCGGCGCTGATGCAGCGCCCAGCGGGGTTAGCCTCTCAGACACTGCGGCCCAGCATGACCGGGAAGCAACCTACACCCATCAGCTCGAAGAGCAATTGATCGCCCTGCAGGACGCCGTCAGTGGCGTCCTGGCGGTGGCCGCAGCAGCGGCTAAGCAGTAAGAGTAGAGCGCCCGGCCGGTTGCGCGAACAACCGGACCGGGCCTCAATCCACTGAGCAAGCAGTGAATCAAGCCAGGGCCCTACCAGCCTCGCGAGGCGGGCAGGAGTCTACCACAACAAGGAAGGTTCACAGTGGCAACACCCAATCCCATCATTCCATGGCTCGGCGGCAAGCGTCGCTTGGCCGACATCATCATCCCGCGTTTTCCTGCTCACACCTGCTACGTCGAAGTGTTTGCAGGTGGCGCGGCGTTGTATTTCCTGCGGACTCCCGCGAAGGTCGAGGTGATCAACGACGTCAACGGGGACGTGGTCAATTTGTACCGTGTCGTCCAGAACCACCTGGAGGAGTTCGTCCGCCAGTTCAAGTGGTCGCTGTCCAGCAGGGAGATATTCAAGTGGCTGCAGGATACGCCGCCGGAGACCCTGACTGATATTCAGCGCGCGGGGAGATTCTTCTACTTACAGCAGCATTGCTTCGGCGGAAAGGTGGAGGGGCAGACGTGGGGGACCGCTACTACGGCTCCACCGGTGAATCTGCTTCGCATCGAGGAGACGCTGTCAGCCGCGCACCTGCGCTTGGCTGCGGCTCAGATCGAGCGCTTGGACTGGGCCAGGTGCGTCGAGCGCTACGACAGGCCGCACACGTTCTTCTATATGGACCCGCCCTACCTGGAGACAGAGGGCTACGGAGTGCCTTTCCCGCTCGGACAATACGAGCGGATGGCAGCAACGATGCGGGCGCTGCAGGGCAAAGCAATCGTCAGCATTAATGACCATCCGACGATCCGAGAAATATTCGCGGGGTTCCAGATGGAGGAGTTGACTATCGACTACACGGTCGGTGGTGGCGGGAAGGCGGCGCGGCGAGGCGAGCTTTTGATTTACAGCTGGGATCGGCGGCAGGAGCCTGCAGGACTTTTTTGAAGTGAGAAGCAGTGCAGACGTCTGCACTGCTTTTTCTGCCGGTCGCATCAGGATGCCAGCCCCCGGCGATCCTTATTGCCCTGGGTGTGAGCCAGGCGAACGGTATCGATGATGTCCCCTAGCGGAGCTGGCTTCCAGAGGTAGGCCTGGAAAACTCCAAACTTTTCCCACGCATCGGCCAGAGGAGTGGCGCTCAGCAAAATGAGAGGTATATCCTTCAGCCGCTCGTCGCCCCTGATTGTCTGCCCCAAGACAAGGCCACCCATCTCAGGCATGCGGAAGTCAGTGAGGATCACGTCCACCACCGCGTAGTCCAGAATCCTCAGCGCCTCTTTCCCATTGGCTGCAACCAACACCTTATATCCTTCTCCCTCAAACACATCTGCGAGCAGCATGCGCAGATCTGTGCCGTCCTCTACAATTAAGATCGTCTTCCAGGTACTCGGCTCTTCCAT